ATTCCGTTGCGGGTAATTAATAAATACCTAGAATATGCTTAAACAATTGTTAGGAGTATAGATATGAATATCGAAACCACAAACATTACTAGCGTTGATCCGTCCTGCGATTCATACAGCGCCCAGAAATGGGATGATATGAATCTACCCACGGATCTTTTGCGTGGAATATATTCTTATGGGTTTGAACGTCCCAGTCCGATCCAGTGTAAGGCCATTCCTGTCATTATGAGCGGAAAAGATGTTGTGGCGCAGTCTCAATCCGGTACTGGGAAAACGGCTGCGTTTACCATTGGCGCGTTGGCCCAAATTGAACTGGGGTTGATGAGTCCACAGGTATTGATTATCTCGCCTACTCGCGAGTTGTCCCTACAAATAAGGGGGGTGGTTGATTCCATCGGAGGTATGATGTCTGGGCTCCGGACCCAGTTGTTGGTCGGTGGCGAGGGCGTCGATAAAGATATGCGACTACTGGCAGAAAAACCCCCACACGTTGTGATTGGATGTACTGGGCGGATTTACGATATGATCAGACGGAACGCATTGAAGGTCGAATCGTTAAAAATAACAATCGTCGATGAGGCGGATGAAATGCTCGACGGCGGGTTCATTGACCAGCTCTCTAGCATTTTCAGAGAATTCCCGGCAGAGACCCAAATTGCTTTGTTTTCGGCGACGATACCGCAGTCAACCCTTCCCATTCTTGACGATATGATGAAGAACCCCGAGCATCTTATTCTAAAGCGAGAAGTCCTTACTTTAGAAGGAATCAGTCAGTACTATGTTGCTGTGGAGGATGACGCGCAAAAATATGCAGTCCTGAAGGATCTGTACTCGTCCCTCACTCTTTCTCATTGTATCATTTATTGCAATAGCATTGGTCGTGTGGATGAGTTGACTGCCGCTATGATCAACGACGGGTTTCCGGCGTGTTGCATCCATGGAAACATGACCAAGGAGTCGCGAGAAAGGGCCATTTCCGATTTCAGAAACGGAAAGAATCGTGTTCTTATTTCTTCCAACGTGACCGCGCGCGGAATCGACATACAGCAGGTAAGCGTGGTCATCAATTTTGATGTGTGCAAGTCGGTTCATACCTACCTACATCGTATTGGTAGAAGTGGGCGATGGGGCAGGAAGGGAGTTGGGATCAATTTCGTGACAAGGCGCGATATAGGCAAGCTCAGAATGATAGAGCATCACTACGAAACCCAAATTGAAGAGCTCCCTTCCAACTTTATGGAGAGTCTTTCGTAAATATACCAATATTTTTTTCTAATTTTGATATATTAAAAGCTAATGCAAATACCGGTACCCCAACTCTTCACGGATATCCTCAACAAGGGTAAAAGTGCTGACGACACATCGAAATGCTTTCCAGATGACGAACACACGGAAACGGACAAACCTCATGATGACGACGCGACGGACCCGGATCTGGTCTCGAATTATGCGCTGGACATTTCGAGTTGTTTTTATCTCCCAGTCTCGTACATAGAGGACAAGCAAATATTGCAGGACAATGTTATCGAAGACTTGGAGATGATCGACCCAATGGATCCGTCTATGAACTCCATATACGACATGACCTTTATGCCGACCACCGAAGCGGGGCGATGCGTTGTGAGAGAGATACCCAAATATTATTCGACGGACACGGATTATCTACGCGACACACAAGAGCTACTGAAGGTGTATTCGAGTAATTCGTCGGGTGTCTTTACGGAAGAAAATGGTACGTCCGTTATCCATAGCGACCTACTTGAGGTGATCCAGATATGGAAGGAGATGAAGAGTGACACCGGGTTCAAAAACAAATATCATTATATAGACTGGAGTTACTGGGAGCATTTAAACAACTCAGAGTCTGTCTTGCAGTTTATAAGTATGTACAGCCTGGCCTCGCCTGTGTTGTCGCTGATTGTTCCCTTTATCATCCTCATTATGCCATTCTTCATCATCAAAGCAAAGGGTATGGATGTTACCATGGCGGAATATACGCAAGTCCTGAAGCTAGTCGCGTCAAACCACGCCCTCTGTAAGATATTCACGAGTTTCACAAGTGTTTCAATGGACCAAAAGGTGTATTTGCTGGCATCTACGGCTCTGTACGTGTTTTCAATTTACCAGAACTTGTTGGCGTGTACCCGTTTCTATAGAAATATGAAGAAGATGCATCGAAACCTGCTTGTCATCAGAACATACATCAACAAAACGATTGCGCATATGACTACATTCCTTTCCCACACCGAGTCACTGAGAACGTATTCGCCATTCAACCAAGATGTCAAGGCAAATCTGACAAAGCTGGTAGCTTTTAAAGAGAGACTGGACCTCATACAAGGAGATGACTTGGGGGTTCGCAATACGTGGCAGATTGGCAAATTGATGAAATACTTTTACGAGATGTATGACGACAGCGACTGCACGAATATGTTTTTGTACTCGTTTGGATACCACGGATATGTGGAAACCATCAATGGTCTGTCGGTGAACATAACCGCCAAGAACCTTGGTATGGCTACATTCAACACCAAAAAGAAGACCACGTTCAAGAAGGCATATTACGGCGCTTTACTGAAAACGTCGCGGGTCACAAACAACATCAAGTTGGACAAGAACATGATCATCACCGGTCCCAACGCATCAGGTAAAACCACGACCCTGAAGACAGCCCTATTGAATGTGATACTTAGTCAGCAGTACGGCTGCGGATACTATACATCGTGCAACATCAATCCGTTTAACCACATACATTGTTACTTGAACATCCCCGACACGAGTGGTCGCGATAGTCTGTTTCAGGCGGAAGCGAGGCGGTGCAAGGATATCATAGATGTTGTTCTGCAGCACAAAAAGCAGCGCCATTTCTGTGTGTTTGACGAATTGTATTCTGGAACAAACCCTGACGAGGCGGTAAGTAGTGCTATTGCCTTTATGAAGTATCTTATCAAACACAAGGGGGTCAAATGTATTCTGACAACGCATTTTATCGCTGTATGTAAAAATTTAGATAGCGAAAGACAGGTCCGCAATTGCCATATGGAAACCAAAACCAATGACACGTCGTTCTCCTACAAGTATGTATTGAAGAAGGGGATATCGGAGGTTCGTGGAGGAATCAAGGTGTTGAGTGATATGGAATATCCTGAAGAGATATTGAACAATACTACGGCAATGCATTGACATAACATCGCGGTATAGGAACCATAACAAATAATATATTCGTTGGACTCAACATAAAATTATATATATTATTTGTATTAATGGCCATTGTAGACGTATTGTTCACCCCTTCTATATTGATAACCTTAGCAATTTGTTTAATTTTGGTAAGCGCGCTGGGCTTGTTTTTTATCCAAAAGTTGAATCAACAGAACCACAAGATAAACACAATGTTCGACCTTGTATCTACTTTAGCACAAGAGGTCACTACTCTTCGCGGATTTCTCGAGCCCCCGGATAACACGATGAATGCTGCACATCAGACACAAGAACAGGGTGGCTCGTTGGATGGTTCGGTGGTTCATCCTGATATATCATCTTCAGATGAGAATCGTCACATAGTGAACATGATAAGTGTTTCGGATGGCGAGCATAACGATGAGAGCGACGATGAGAGCGACGATGAGAGCGACGAGAGCGGGGGTGAGGAGAGCGACGAAAGTGGGGAGGAGAGTGGGGAGGAGAGTGTAGCCGGGACGGCGGATCTTGATCAATCTGCGATGAAGGAGGATGTGATGGTGAAAGACGACAACCAGGATGGACTTGTCGATGTGACATCTGTAGACGAATTTATCGCAGAGGTAGATGTTGATGATGTGTCCGATGTTAAGAATTTAGACATTGTTCTGGACTACAAAAAGGCTAGTCTCCAAAAACTCCGTGAAATTGCAGAGTCAAAGGGGATCATCTCAAACGCATCCAAGATGAAGAAGGCCGAGCTGCTCGCTTTACTTGAGGCAGAGTAATAACTATTTTCTCTAGTATACTATAATAATGTCTTGGGGCACATGTTTTTCTGGCTCAAATAACATTCATTTTAACTTTCCACCGATAATGAACGACGGGCGCAACTATGCCACCTACCAACCCGAGGCGGTCATCAACGAGCGCATTCAGGAGGTGAACCATATCAATAGCAATCGTAGTTATAGGCAGTTCTTGACACACAACGCTTCGTCTATTATGTCATTCAATACAACTGATGCGTGTTATGCTTTGGGAATGTCTCCATATGTGAAAACGGATTCGACCCCTTCAAGCAACGTCCCGTTTATTTATACCTCGACCTTTGATAATAGAGCACCTGGATATGGATATAGCAATAGTGATCTGAAAAACCCCTATTTGTCGCGAGTGGAGCTACAGGCAAGGTTGGTCGCGCCCACAATGAACGCCAAGTAGGTTGGTCCATCTAGTCGGAACATTTCAGCGTGTAAATACTTATATGTAGATCATTTAGAACGATTCAGCATATTATATACATTAGTATATAATATGAAAACTCTCAGCATTGACGTTGGAATTAAGAACCTGGCATATTGTTTGTTAGACGATCATAAGATTGAACGTTGGGGTGTTGTGAATTTAATAGAAGACCTTAAGAAAAGCTGTGATCTATCTACAAAAAACGTTAAATGTGCCAACGACGCAAAGTTTAAAAAAAACGACACCTATTATTGCACAAAACACGCGAAAAAGGAGGAGTTTATCATACCGACAAACGAAACGAAAAAGTCAACTATCAACAAAATGACCATTGCAGACTTGCAAAGCCTTGCCATTAAGTACAACATCACCCAATCGCCGGCCACTAAAAAGTCTGAACTGGTTGCCGAACTATACGACTATTTCAAGACCCAGGCATTTGAGTCGGTTGAAAACATAAATGCCGGGGAGGTGGATTTAGTTATACTCGGGAAGGCACTGAAGACCAAGTTTGACGAAATCTTCAACACCGAGTGTGTCATTGAATGTGTTATTATAGAAAACCAGATAAGCCCTATTGCCAATCGAATGAAGACAATTCAAGGTATGATTGCACAATACTTCATTATGAAAAACTCTGACATCCGGGTAGAATTTATTTCTGCCTCCAATAAACTAAAACTGGGGTTGACGGAGTCTGGAACACCCAATGCTCAGTCTATAAACAATATGACGTACAATCAGCGCAAGAAGTTGGGTGTCGAGAAATGTGCCGAATTTATACGAAGTTCGTATACCGAGTGGTATCAGTTTTTCATCAATAACAAGAAGAAGGACGATCTAGCGGACGCCTTTTTACAGGGCAAGTGGTTTCTCGCAAAGGTTCGAAATGGAGAAAGGTGATTATTGGGCATGTGTTGGCGCTAATGGATAATATATATATAGTATTCGTACGACTTAAAATTATATGTTCTTAGTAACATAGTAATATGGCAGAACCAGAAACAATTGATATCTCTTTAGGAGACTCGTCATTTAATATTGGGTCTTCAAAATCTTCAAACTTCGGGGGAGGCTTGGAATTGTTAATGAACGATCGTGTGAAAGATGGAGGCGGTGGTGGTGGCGGAGGAGACGGATTTGATATTGGGGACATAAATGATCTGGAGGCAGACCTACAGGACCTTGAAATGGATATGGACAATAGCTCATATAAACCCAAATCTGATCTGTTCGGTGGTTCTTCGGACGACAAGCAAAACGTGCGATTCGGTGGATCTAATGATGACATCAAAATTGGAGGCGCCACCGCCGACATTGAAAGCGACCAGGCCACGTGGGACGGCTACAAAAAGTTTAACGACATTCCGGTCGATCCAGAGGCAAACATACACGCCACTTCTCAGCCACAAATGTCGAAGGAAGACATGTTGCGCGAGAAATTCAAGTTTCTGCGGAAGCTGGAGGCCCTCGAGAAGAAGGGAGTGGAGCTTTCAAAGAAATACACGATGGAGTCCTCGCTCTTGGAGATGCAAGGTGAGTACGAGACCATTATGGACGAAAAAGCGACGCAAAACTCCATCAAGTTCCAGGGGAATATGATGATGGCTGCCATCAACGGCCTCGAGTTTCTGAACAATCGATTTGATCCCTTTGATGTCAAGCTGGATGGATGGGGGGAACAGATCAACGAGAACATCACTGATTATGATGAGATTTTTTCAGAGCTTCATGAAAAGTACAAGTCCAAGGCCACAATGGCTCCCGAGTTGAAGCTGCTGTTCCAGTTGGGTGGAAGTGCGATGATGGTGCATATGACAAACACCATGTTCAAGTCTGCTCTTCCTAATATGGACGACATTATGCGACAGAACCCGGACCTAATGAAACAATTCCAATCCGCGGCGGTTGATTCTATGGGACAGAACAACCCAGGGTTTGCCGGTTTCATGGATGGATTGATGAGCGATGCCCCTCCGTCCGGTGGGCGCGGTCCTCCTGCGCCAATGCCGACACAGACACCTACGTATATGGAAAATACGCGATCTCGTCCTGGTAACAACAACGCAAGTTATGCAAGAAGTAGTGTGGTTGACGATGGAATCAATATCCGTGAGGTTGGCGACGAGCGATCTGCCCGACGCTCCGCCAGTCAACAGAGTCGTCCAGAGATGAAGGGTCCTAGCGACATTAACGACATCCTCTCTGGTCTCAAGACCAAGACGATTAACATTCACGAGCCCCCGCAGCGGGGTGGTCAGCCTGAGGTTGCGGAACCCCAGTCTTCCACGCCAAATGAAACGAGTACCATCAGCATTTCAGACTTGAAGGAGCTGCAGACCGACGGCGCTTTGCCCAAGAAGAGTAAGCGTAGAAACGGATCGAACAAGAATACATTGAGTTTAGATATTTAAAGACCAGAAAGGATTTAAACATTCTGGTCGAGTACAACAAGGGGAATGGAGGTGTATATATGCGATACACATAGCGAATTAAAAAACGAAAAACCAATGTCTCCACATAGATTTAGATGTAGAAAATGTAAACAAAACAAGGTGCACGG